CCTATTGGAGGAAAAACACTATCGCATGATAATGAATTTGCAGATGCAATTACCCACCAATATCCAGGATCTCCATAGATATTATTTGACATAACATCCATTCTATCTCCTAATACAGTAATAACATAAATATCATTATCAGACAGAGGAATATCTGGATATATAGCATTTACATATATAGATTTTGATCTAGGATCTACTGGATCGCTCTTTATTGTTAATATATTTTGATATCTATTTATCATTGTTTTATATTAATTATAGGTAATTATAATGGTATTTCTGGAATAGGAGTTTGAGTAATAGGTGTAATAGGAGTAGGAGTAGGAGTTTGTTGATTTATTTTAGATATTGCATCATAAACACGTAATTTAGATTGTAAAAATCCCTGTTTTGTACCATTTGTAATTAAATTAGTAATAGAATCTGGCGTTGATCTACTTGGTAATATATCATGTATAGGTTTAAAAGTTATAGACACATCTAAAACATGTGGTAATTCTTGTAAACTAGGATCATCATCTATATTTATTTCCCAAGGTATACTATTATCTACAGTGATATTTACATTTTCTAAAAATCCAGGTACTCTATATAAATAGTCCCCTAAAGTAATTTTTACTAGAGGCGCTCTCATAGTCTGATTTCCATTAGTAGAGTAATCTGGGTAGACTTGAGATATTAAATAATTAAGTTTATTATATAGAGGTTGTAGTTCACTTGCACTAAATGCTGCTACTTTAAAAGAAAATGATATACTTCTTGAAAATCCTTGATAAGTATAAAATTCTTCTCCTCTACCATAATATCTAAAAGAATTTAGTACTGCAGAATTTGAGTCTGTAAATCCATTAGATAATAGTACTCTAAATATAAGGGCCACATAGTTATTTGGATGATCATTATCTACACACTCAAATCCAAATTTTATACTATCAGTCTTTGGTATTTTTAATATACTAGCCATTATTTTATAAGGATCATCTCCATTTATAGGATTTATAGCTTGTGGATATAGTGAATTTATAACATCATTTCTTGATCCTGAAAGCGCTGAAACATTATATACTCCTATGCGATTTTGCATAGATTTTTTATTAGTATAAGGTTGTGTTTTAGTAAAATCCTTGCTGCCTTTTACAGGGGTCTGTTGTGCAATTTGAGCATATGTCATATTACTACCTATTAAATTTATAGTAGTATCAAATGCTCTTTTTATTACTGTATTTCCAGATTGATACCCTGAATTTGGTCCACCTGGGTAATTAAATAGTGTATTTGCAGTTATAGAAATACCTAAACTTTTAGCAAGTGCTAGATCTATTATTGGCACATTAAATACTGTAGTAGGCGCAGTAGTCATATTACTAATCTTTAATTTAGTAAGTAATAATAATCTATTATTTACTGCATCATTAGATATATTTTGAAATCCTACTGTATCTGCATAGTATTGATCTCTAGCACCAAAATTAACACTGCCCACTCTTGTAAGATGTCCTCCGGTACCCTGTATTTTAACTTGACCTAAAAGATTATCTACACTATATACTCGAGTATTTTCTACAATTCCAGGCAAAGTTTGTGAATTATATGAATCTATAAAACTAGGACCAGTTTCCATTTTAGGATTTGTAAATTGTAAAGTTCTCTGTTTATCTAAAAATACTTTACCTTTTACTGGATCATTTAAAAATGCCTTAATCCTCTGCGTGTCTATTTCTCTTGAAGGGTATGTACCTCCTCTAATAGGAAAATCTACTAATGTCCCAATATCCGCTTTTATAGTAATGCCTCCAACATCAGCAGAGCCGCTATTATTAAATTTCACATATGGCTGTCCAGAATAACCTCCTCCTTTTTGATCTTGTGAAAATTTTAAAGATGTGTATTTAGTTTGTAGATTTATAAGTGCCATTATATTACTATTATTTTGTTTGAGATGCGCCTGTTTGACCTCCAGTATGATATGGATGAGTATTTGTACTATCTGCTGCTGGTAAATTATAATACACAGTTTGATTAGCCTGTCCTACTTTATGACCTTCTTGTTGTATAGTACTAGTTAATTGAATTGTTACTGGTTGTACTCTATTTTGAGTAGGCGTAGTAGATGGTGTGGCTGCTGATGTATTATCTCTAAAACCTACTTGATTTGATATAGCATTTGGAGATACCTCTTCTGGCTTAAAAAAATCTGAAACTTTTCCAGCTGCAATATCTAATCCGGCTCCTACTGCAAATGATTTCGCAGCACCTATACCTAATCCAACAGCCGCTTCCGGTGCTACAATTGCTAATGCGATCGCAGCTATTGTTTGAATTGCTCCTAATATTTCAAAAAATGTGGCAGCTGCATGCATTAATCCTGATATAGCTTTAGGTAAATTTACAAAAAAATGAGCTATTCCTTTTATTATAGGTTCTATTTTTTCCATTATGGTCTTAAATCCACCTGCTGAATTTACCATATTTATAAAAGAATCAATTATTGGACCTAGATACTTTTCAAGTACTATAGATAAATTATCTTTTATTTTCTCTATTACACTATTCCACTTATCTGCTATGGACGCTGATCTATCTTGAGCTGCGCCTTGTTCTGTTAATATACCTTCTATTTGTTTGTATGTATAACCCTGTTTTACTAATTGATTATATGTTTCACCGGCAGTTGCATTTTCAGCTATTCCATATTTTCTTACTAATTCTTGTTTTTTAATTATTTCTGCTAAACTATCTTCAGACATATTTAAGGCTTCGGCATATGCCTGTCTTTCAATAGTATTCATTTTTTCAAAATCTAGCATACTAGGAATTCTTTTTCCTATTTCTGCCATAAGCCCGGCAGTATCATGAGTTAAAGATAAGTATCTTAATCTTTGTAAATTAAGATCTTTTCCTGTAATAAGCTGAGCTTCAAATTCTTTGCCTATGCTAGTTTCAAAATCAAGAAATCCATTTGCTGTAGAATTTACTTGATCTAAAGATAATCCTAAAGCATGCGCTTTTACAACTGCTGCTGCTAAAGCTGGAACATTACCTTTAAAATTTAATAAAACAAGGGAAGATACTTTTGATATCTCTCCTACTATTTGTTTTTGAGATAGTAATGATTTATTTCTACTACCTTCTATTTGTCTAATTGAATCTATAGTATAATATGTATCTTTAAAAGATTTTCCACTTAAAGCAGAATTTTCCATTATAGATCCTAAATCAGCTGCAGTAAGACCAAATTGTCTTTGAAGAATAGCGGCCGTCTCTGTAGTTTCTTTATTATTTTTTAGAAAAAGACCAGACGCTTCTGTTAATGCTGAATACGCCTCTCTATACTCTTTAGTAGTAAAAAATAAATCTTGAGATGAATTAACCATGCTAAGAAAAGACTCTTGTAGTCCTTTAGCTGCGACGGATCCTATTCCAAGATTTTTACCAAATTCAAATATAGCGCTATTCCATCCAACTATTAAATTTAAAGTCTCTGTTGCTACTTTCTTAATAAAACCAAATACTGCTTTTATTCCACTCCAAATAGCACTTTGAGCTTTCATTACAAGACTAAATTGAATTGCTGGGTCAATTAATGATTCTTTTATGCCGGCTTTTAATCCAGCTAAAAATATTTTACTTCTACTTTGATTATCTTCAAAAGCATCTTCCATAGCTTCTAAAGCCTTGGTTCCAATAGAAATATCAATTCCTAATTTTTTAAATAGAGCTCCAGTTATTCCTATTTTTGAACTAAATTCTTTTGCTGTGCTTAATTGACTTTTTAATCCAGATTCTATATCTTTATTAGCATCTGATATTTTTTTATATACTAAATATTCAGCTTCATTTATATCTAAATTATGTTCTTCAAGTTGTAATTGAGCAATTTTTTGATTTATAATATCAGCTTGAATCTTTAATTGATTTTCAGTAGTTTTATCATTTGATTTTAATCTAATTAATTCTTTTTGAGATTCTAAAATATCATTATTTAAATCTAAAATTTTCTGTACATTTATCTTTTGTGTATTTGATAATTTACTTTCTTTTTCCTCAAATATACCCTGTTGAACTTTTATTTTATAAAGTTGATTATTTATATCTTTTATATTAAGTTCACTTGCAGTAGTAACTTTTAATTTTGCATTTAAAACTTCTGTATATTTACTAGTATTCTTAAGTGCTGTTTGCGCTTCTTTTAATATATCATTAAAATCCCCAGTAGCTTCTGTTACGCTTCTGAGTATAGTTTTAATACTATTTAATTCTTCTGTTGTTTTACTAAGTTGATTTGTAATATTAGCTTTGCTAGGAATTTTAGCCATTGTCTATATAGTATTATAGATATAAATATCAGACATAATTACTTTTTAGCTCTCGCTTTAGAAATAAAATCTGGTGGTTTGATTGCCGCCTGCTTTGTATCATCAGACATTTTGAATTTCTTCATGTCTGTATTTTCAGTTATTATTTGGGACTGCGTATTGCGCTGTTCTTCAACCTTTTTTAAGAATTCATTAATCTTCTTAAGACTAAACTTTCTATGCGGAATTGGCATATCCCAGACATCATTCCAGCTAAATCCACCATTACCATGATAAACTAATTCAAAAATTTCTGTCATAAAGACAGCTCTATATTCCTGCCCCGGGAAAAAAGAATTCTGCTGTGATTGGTAGATCAATCTCGGCCTCCTCTCCGTTCTTTAAAGTAACTGCTGTTTTCATTACTATATCTGGAGTAATTTCATTAATATATTGCCTTAGCGCTGAAGCATCACGAGCCATAAGAGCGGTATCTACAAATTCTCTTATTGTTTTATTTGATCTATCTCCATTTACTGATTGTATTTGGAATTTAAGTCTTAAACTCGCGCCTGGATCTTGATTTAGTGCTTTCTTTAGACCTTTAGCCTCATCATCGATCTTTTTATCATCTCCTACTGTAAGTAGCTTAAATGTCACAGTATTTTTTGAGAATGGAAGTTCAAATGAAAATTCATTTGCATTTGTATAAAGAGTCTCATTAATCTTTTTATATTCTAATTTTTGAAGATCTGCTGTTACAATTTCTTCTTCTCCAGTATCTGAATTTACATATTTGAATTGGTAATCTTTACCATATGCTAAAATCCTTGCTGCAATTAGTAGACCATTTCTATCTCCTAGTATTAAATCATCATAATTAACATCAGAAGAGATCAAGGCCTTAAGAGTCTTCTCTATAGCCGTGCCATTCTTAAGATTATTAATATTTGTAAGTATGTCTTCGTGTCGAGCTGTCATATATTTCATCTCTATTTGACCTGAAGATAGTGGATTTTCTTTAGAATAAACTAATCCTTTACTTGGTAATTCTACTATTTCTGTAGGTATTACAAATTTCTGTTCTGCCATGTGCAACTGTGTTTATTATATATATTGAGGTTTTAAGTTTTTCCTCTATAGAATATAATGAAACTTTTCTAAAAAGAAAAAAGCTCGTACAAAGTCGAGCTTTTTTTTATAATATTTTTAATAGTTTAGAATAAAAATATTCTAGTAATTGAGGATTAATAATTTAATATTGCATAGTCCATTCCGAGTGTCAATGTCAATTCTGTAGGATCTGTTGTACTCCAGTCATAATTACCAGCTGAGAATGTCTTAATAAATGCTCCACGAATTATCCACTCAGACACTATATCTCCAACTGGACCGA